TCTATTTCAAAATTATCGCGCGTCTGTGAAACAGCCACAGTCCATAGACGCTAAAGTTAGTGGCAAATTGTTTAGGACTACGGCTATCTCGGAGCCGTACGAGATCATACGAGAAGAAAAACAAGAGGAACCTAATGTTGAACAACCTGCAATTTTGGATTTACTGGATCAAACGCAAATTGTAGATGAAGTAATGAACACAACGGCACCACTCATTGAATTGGCAATACCTGCGACCAAAACTAAGCCAATATCTATGACTGAATCTCGTGCCGCCGAACCAAAAGGCAGTTCTGTTGTTGAAAGAGGAGGCATTTTCGCCTTCTTTTATCGCAATGGGAATGTCTTTGTAGGTTTGGCACCTTCATTAGGATTACAATCTTGTTTCTATTGGGCAGCATTTCTTATTGGACTAACAGCCGAATGTATAAGACGTTTTGATGATACACCACTTCGGATGTTGTTTGAGAGCATTGAAAAACCTAAGGACAGTTTGAAGAAATTCCTTAATGAGAGCTTGGAGGAAATGAAATTATGGATAAACTCCACTCCATCAGGGAAGAATTTGAACTGTTTATTAGACAAAGCTATCAACAACGTCGTGGCCTCTGGCCATGACGAGTATTACGTTGCCCGGAATTATGACATCCTTGGACCCAAAGATTACAATTCTCATGAAAAATATGTTGACAAGGAACCACAGATCGTGTCACTGAATGATGGAAAAATTAGACACGCTGTAGTACCAGTCATGATTTATTTTAAGATTGGATTCTTTGGCGAGACGAGAACATTAAAAGGAACCCCAAATTACACAGCAGTCAACTACTATGACGATTGGACCAGACAAGAATTAACCTTATCATGTGATAAAGTGGTCCATGGAAAACCGTGTGTATTCAACACACTTACTATATACAATATCCGTGAATGCATAGAGGAATATGACGAATATACAATAGTCAGACAGATTTATGGAAAAGTATCCCATGAATATAAAGTTATCGGAACAGAGGTTATTAAAGAAGGCGCTAAAGATAAAATATATACAATTTACTTAAATGAACATAATGCATTGGCAGACATAAAATATGAATATGTATCCGGCTCTCGACACAAAAAGCTAGGAGAGGTGGAGAAATTCCACATGAATATCCAGTTCCCGGAAGTCCATAAGACACCGGAAGAAAAGAAACAAGAATCTAAGGAAAATTTTTTAGAATTAGGCAAGCTCATAAGCGCAGCCCGAGCCGAGGGAGCCAAAGACTACGCTCGCTCTCTCAATCTGGATCATATGAAATTATTCATCTCTCAGGCGGATCATCCCCTTATCTTAGAAAGATCACCGGTGATGTGGCATCTGGCTGTACAGACTGGAGCGTCATTGCGTCAGGATGGTACCCAGACAGACCCCAAAATAATAGCAAAGGAGAAGCAGGAGCATTACAAGAAGTTGTGGGACAACAGAGCCGAAACAAAAGAGATGATAGAATCCGTGACCGGCCTCAAACTAAAGGACTACACATATTCAGAATATTTAGAACACTGGCAGGGTGTTGTGGTAGCCAAGATGAAGAGACTGGGCGAAGTGGTAGACATAATCAACAAGATGGCCCAAATGGAAGTAACAGAGAAGGAGACTTTGGAGTCGGAATACCGTATACAGATTCAGAAATTGTACCAAGAGATGCACATTATAAATACGCTTCGTGGTACGAAAGCCCGCTTAAAATCAAGCCACCACCTAAACTTTTCCTTCACATTCGCCCCCACCACAAAGACTTATAAAGTAGAAAATGTCAATTTGAAATTTAAATATGGTGCGGGTGGCCGTAATGAACTAATGAAAATACCAGAATTCGCATACGCCTTAAAAACTACTTCGGATAAACATGGTTCCGAAAACTATTGTCACCCATTCCTTCGGTCATCCTCTGACTTCTTACGCACCAAGGCATGGGTTAATGTTCTAAATGGAAACTCCACCAAGATATTGGATATAGGATCCAAATACCATAGACTCATTCCAGAAATGATTAACTCAGTTGTAGATAAGCATAGAGAATTCACTCTGCTTCGTCCAAATTTAATGCCATATGATACAGTCTATAATATGAAACACATGGATATGCTCTCAGAATTAACATTAATGCCCAACTACGCACATTGGTTCAACGGAACCAAGCCAGCAATCTACGTTTCTGATAAGAATCCCAATGTACAATTTAATATCGTCACAGATGAGAAAGGAGTTGTAGATGGGGAAGCTTATTATGGCGGAGATATGTTAGCTATTGATTGTTATTATTATAAAGGGGTTCAAGACTTTGTTAAGAAAAATTTATATAGATTTGTCGGAACTTCTGCCCATGTAGTCGCTTTTACTGTACCCTGTGTCGAAGGAACTTATCAATCCTATGATGCAGAAGGTGTAGCTAAGGTTGTGAAACAGGTAGATAATCTGACAGGTACCGGATACTATGAAATGATTTTTAATGCACGGGGTAATACTTCCGGTACATATATTAATGAAGTCTTAGCTTGGGACGTCCAAAACCCCCGAGACATGTACGAACCATACGAAGATGGACAAATTTACTACAAATTACATCAGAGCATAAAATTGGGACCACATATGACCATGTTCTATTATGAGTTGAGCTATTTAAGATCTAAGGTACCATTCATACCAAAGATTGACCATTCTATCACACGATCACAAATGAATTATAATGATAAATACGCCAGTTATTTGACCCCATATTTGGCTAGTAAACAAACCGCAGGAGTCGACTTCTGGTCAAAACCTAGAAAAGATGCAATTGGATTATTGATGAATTACTTAACCGTTCAAATATCAGATCAAAGACTACCACAATCAGAGTTTGATGTCCTTGTTACAACCACTAATTTATGTTATGATTATGCCTATGAAGTTATGATAAAGGATCAGCAGTTAGGCGAAACAGTATTATTCGACAACGAATATATTCCCAATGGCCGTGATTTCAAAAATGGGATTAAGAAAAGATATGTAGATCTGGGTAATAGCAACGTAGTCCGTGATGATGCCTCTATAGGTCTTATTTCACACACCGTCAATGGTGTTCGTAAGACTTATAAGGGTGTAGTTACAGACGTGAAGCGTTACCTAGAGGATAAGGACTGGGTCGATGGTCACACACAACCCAGACATAAAGTTGAATTGAGTAATACACGTAAGCAAAAGGTTGATATCGTAACCTCAAATAGAGGTTGGATAGAGGATGACAAATTACCTGACACAAATTATCTAGAACTTACGGAAAAACAGCAAACTTATTTACCTCAAAATAATACTAGGGAGAATGCCGGATTAGCAGCAGCAGGCTTTGAAGAACACTGGCACTCGGGTGAAGATACAACACAGAAAGAACGATACATCGGATTAACAGACTTTGCTATTGAAAATGGTATGTATTACAAGAAAAAGATAAAGGCTCAGAAAAATCCAGAAGGATTAGATGCAGCATACCAAGAATTACTAGAGGCCATTGAAGGTGCCCGTAGGGCAGACCTTCATTGTTCAGTATTGGAGAGGCTTGAAGCTCAGAAAGCTCGCCTAGTTCATACTGGAATGCAATTTGAATCAACAAAGAATGCAATACCTTATGTTTTTCCTGTAAATACAAATAATACTATTTATGCTGTATTTTGTCGACAAATGGGACATCGTCACAAACCCGACCCACGAGTTGTCCAAGATTTCACAAAGTTTGCCGTTGAAGAGGTCACTAGACGTATTACTCGTTGTGGATGGACTCCAGCCCGATTAACATTTGAACAATATCTCGAACGTGTAGTACCATCTAAGAAAACTGCATATCGTAATGGTTATGACAAATTTATGGAGACAGCCAAAATTGATAATACGATGACATTTTTCCAAAAAGCTAATGAAATGCACTATGACAAGAAATCAGCTAAACCTAGAGCAATTGCTAATCCATCAGATGAAGCCAAAGCTTTGGAGCATGGATTAATGCATGTTATTTAGAAAATATAAAAGAATTATTCCCTGAGATCTGCGTTGGTTACAACTCATCCAAGGTCGCAGACTTAATCCAAGACAATTTGCATTCTATACTCGATCATCAGATAGTTACTTGGGATGGGTCACAACATGACTCACACCAGTATTCTCATCTTTTGAAAAGTTGTGACGGCACTTTGTTAGGATTAACTCTACGCTCCTTGTTAGCTGATCTCGGAATACCAGCTTCACATAGATTGGCAATTGAAAAATCTTTAATACACACTTTAGCACCTTTTAGAATAATGCACATAACAGGGGCAGGGCAAAATAAGATAAAACGTAGAATCTTTCAAGGATACATTGATGGAACTGTGTTCAGTGGCCATGCCACTCGAACTACGTTAGGCAACTCGATAAGAGTAGTCCTTTACGGGATGTATATTATGCATAAGGCAAAAATACCCCGTTCAGCATACAAGTTTATGGTCGCCGGAGATGACGTAGTTCTAATATTACAGAGACGTTACTTGAAAGTATTTAAGGAATCATTTGACACAGTATACATTGATGGCAATCAGGAAGGATTTGATATAAAAACTGAAATAATTCATGGCCTAGGACAGGTATCAAAGGATTATTGTGACGTAGGAACGCATGCAGATTTTCTCTCCAAGAATATAATCGTACATCAGAAACAAGTACTCTTCAATAGGAAGATAACAAGAGCAGTTCAATCCGGCAATTACTGCGAGAAAATATTTGCCGGATATCTCAAAGAACATCATAATACCAATATTACAGATCAGCTTAATAGTTGGGGTAGTACGTGGCCTGGTGTTCGCGAATACATAGATTACAGATTGAAAGTGCTCAAACATCAACCTATTGGGAAGAAAGAGGAAGAGAGATTCATGAAGTATTCTCAAATCAAGTACTTTGAAATAAGATATGGCCAAAAACTCCATACAAATAAATATCGGACTACAGAAGCAGAGAATGATTTAATTAATCATGCTCTGGGAGGAATTCCGGCCATGATAGGAAATAACATTGAGAATGCCCCAGAATATTTGCATAAATTGCAAGGTAAGTAAATAATTCAATTATACCTTTGTCCCGGGCCTACGGGCCCGCCTATATAAAACTATGATGAATTCAAACGCCCCAAAACAAAACAACGATAACAGAAAGAAAAACAATAAAAAGAAAAATAAGAATGTAAAGAAATTAGTACAAAAAGTCGAAAAAGTATTTAAAGAAGAGAAGAAAATAGCAAATAAAAATAGACGTAACGCTATAACCACGGTAGAACCAAGATTTTACAACAGTAATAGAGAATCCCTTTTGACAGCCCAGAGAGAGGCAAGAGCCTATGATGCAGTTGATGGTAGTTATATAAAATGTGTTTTTGACCCTTATAATAATGCACCAGCTAGAATACCATCCATCTTCCCAACACCCTCTTCACTATTTAAATGGACACAACTCGTCGATATTACTGTCCCACCAACTGGAGTGGGGTCCCGTAGCTTTGTGGTAATATGCCCGTGGAACTTAATCTCAGGTAACAGCAGTGGATCTAATGAACCTAGTTTCATTAGTTTCTCTGTTGGAGCCTCAGCAACGCCAGCAGCAGAGTTCCAGACCCGTATATCACATCCTATGCAGGGATTCCTAGGTAACGTATCAAGTGCATCAACTAACACAAGATTCACCAGCTTCAGGACAGTATCCTGTCAAGCGATAGTAGAATGCACAGCCCCAGTTTTAAATATACAAGGAACCATCACGGGTGCCTGCCTTCCAGGTTTAGGTTTCCCCACGTTGGTTTCTGGTGGTTTTACCCCGCAACCTACACAACTAATACAACACCCATTCGGCTTTCAACGAGAAATTAAAGACTTATCCAGTGAATGGCCCTTCCAGGTAAACTATTTCCCCTTAGACCCTTTAGATCAGATATTCCACAATGAGAATGAACCTTCAGATCAAGTACAAAGCAGATCACCAATGATTATATACTTTGAAAATATCCAAGCTAATACTCAATTTAGATTGCGAGTGACTAGTGTAATCGAATATGTACCATCTATGTACTTCAGACCTTGGAGTGATACAAGATATTCAGCAGATAAACCCAGATCCATAGAAGTAGTTAGATCGGTAGTTACACAGAACCCAAAATTAGCAGTATCTGGAGCACTTGATCCTGAAATAACACGTATGCCAAATATAACAACAGGAGATTCATTCCTAAATGCATTAAAAAGAATGACTAGAGGAGTAACGTCCGTTACGGACGAAATGGGAATGGTGCCAAAACTGATAGGAGCAGCAATAAGAAGTGGAATTGAATCATTATAAATACATTATTATTTATTCTATTTTATTGCTATCTATGTTATCCCTCCTTTGACTATAGTGGAGTATTTACTATAGCCCAGTGGTTTCCGATTGCCGCCACTGAAAAATCATTGACAATCGCATACTACATTAACACTCAATTACAGATTGACTGTAACATGTATCTATAGCATGACCAAATATAGATAAGTGTATTATCGCTTCACTGACTTCTTTAGCGATACTGTCCCTGTACAGTTAACGGGGTGTAGGTTAGTCCATCTACATATTACCAAAGGCTCATCTTTTCGTTGTAGTGAAGATGGAAAATAAACACACAACTATCACAAACAAGCAACTTCAGCAGTGTGAGCGATGAGTCACACACACCACTCAATACTGGTTACGTATTGACACATTGACCCGATGTGACTTCTGGTCCGTATAATGGAAAACTACGAAACAGTTTCCAAACTCACACACTGATATGTGTTTTCATACATGTATTAGTGTGGTCTCGAGTTGCAGCCCACACCTGCAGCTAGAGTATCAAGATGTGGGGGAACTACTGTTAACA